AGTCTATTTCTAATATCAAACAGAGAGCGCCAACTAGATACTATACACAGAATCGCATGGTCAATGGGGAAGACTACAATAACTTCCCATACACGTTGTATAGTTCAATAATCAAAAGTAAAGCAATCAACCGCTCAAGTGTTGGGGTTAGTAAAAACCTAGACCTGCTAGATCCAACTGGTAAGTATTCAAGTACCGTCAGTTATGGTAATGACGGGGGATTATATCTAGACAGTAATGATGGATTCCTAAATCTAACAATTAACAACTCTAGTGATATCATTGCGTTCTTTACTGGTACATTGGCAAGTGTATTGACATTGAATAGAGCTACCCAGTACTATATACAAAATTATCCACGCTATAACGTGAATGCTAGTAGCGGCGATGGAGTAGTGTATTGGCAAACAAGCAACGTAACAGGCGATGCAGTTACTGGATATGTCTACAACAGAACAGGTAGCTTAGAGCAACCGGTTAGTGTCGGAACATTTAATACTAATAATTTAAAATATTTGACGACCGGTGCTATAGTAAAGTTCACTGCGCCTGATGGATTTTATTTTGATAATAATAATAGACTAGTGCAAGGGATTCCCGGACCAAGTAACAGTACTTTTATTTGGACTACGGTATTGAATGTAATTAGCGACGGGTCAAATAATGGACAAGGAAGCTTTGCTAACGGTACTGGCCCTATTAAATTTAATGGCTATATTCCCGACGGCGCTATTGTAACTCAAATTATTCCTGTATTTGGAAATAGTATTCCTACTAGTGTAATTCAAGAAGCATTAATTAGAATGGAATTGAATCAAGATTTTACTCTTGTATTTGACAACTCATTATTAATTAATCAACTCAGATGGAGTGTGAAGAAAATCACTGATCCAAATTGGTTTGTGAAATTTACTAGCATTGGTGAAAATAGATATTCTGTAACTTACAAATCACTAGTTTATTATTTTGGAAGTGTGGCAGATACTAGATTTACGTTTGCTAAAAACGAGCTAGTATATGATCCCTTTACTGGTAAAATTATTCAAGATTTTATTGATGTTTTGGGAATAAACACTTTGCCCAACTCAGTAAACAGTATTGGTAAAAATACAAAGATCAATATCTTAGGACAGACAGTCCAGAGTGACGGGTATGTGGATGATTTCCAAGTTGAAGTTGCAGCGACCGATGTCAACAACAATCAACTAATTTTGAATCCAGACTTTTTCAATGAAATTACTGGATATGATCCTTTAGGTTCTAATGTCGGCATCTATGCGTTCTTTGAAATTCTCCAAGACCCGATTAATCTTACTAGACAATACTTGTTACCAACCACTGAGATCCAGTTTCAATATGCTACGCAAACTGATATTGAGTTAGTGAAGTATGATTATCCTGTTGGTCAAGTGTTTTATGCGTTCGGTGCAAATAAATTTTACAAAACAGTTCAAGATCAAACTGTAACAGTTCCCTTCTATGTATTAGTAGAACAACCACAGTTCGTTGTAAAATTTGGAAGACAAGGACTTAGTTTTCAGTACAAGCACAATTCAAACAACACAAATAGAATTGATCCAGTAACTACTAATATCATTGACTTGTATCTAGTGACTCAGAGCTATTACACAGAATATCAAAATTATGTTGTTGATAGTACTAATACTATTCCTGAGCCAAACAAACCTACAATTACTGAATTAGCAGCGCAATATCCTGAAATTCAAAACTATAAAATGTTGTCGGATTCGGTGATATTAAATAGTGTAGAATTTAAACCGTTGTTTGGTCCTAAGGCTGATCCAGCGTTGCAAGCAACTATCAAAGTAATCAAGACAAGGAATACTAATGCTAGTGATAGTGAAGTTCGTAGTGCAGTGTTAGCAGCCATGAACCAGTATTTTAATGTTAACAATTGGGACTTCGGAGACACTTTCTATTTCTCAGAACTTAGTGCCTATCTACACGCTGAATGTACAGACCTTATTAGTTCGGCAGTGCTAGTACCTAGTGATCCGACTATGAGCTTTGGGGATTTGTATGAAATAAAATGTAGACCTTTCGAAATATTTGTTAATGCAGCAACCGCAAATGATGTGCTAGTTATAGCAGCACTCACACCCGACGAATTACAGGTACGATAAATATAGATATGGCACGTATTAGAACCTTAAATTTCCTCCCGGAAATCTTTCAAACCCCTACTAACGCTGAATTTCTTTCGGCTACCCTCGACCAGCTAACTAGCAACCCGGTTACTACCAGGGTGCAGGGATATGTAGGTAGTAGATTTGGTTCAGGAGTTAATGCTCTCAACTACTATGTTACTGAGCCAACCAAAACTCGTACTGATTACCAGCTTGATCCAGGCGTGGTGTTTACTAAAACCGACGAATCAGTTGCTCAAGACTTTATTACGTATCCGGGAATTATTGATTCATTGAAGCAGCAAGGAGCTGTCACTAATAACAATAATCGGTTGTTTGAGAGTCAATTCTATTCATGGGATAGTTTTACTAACTTAGATAAAATAGTTAATCACTATGAATATTATTGGCTTCCTGAAGGACCTCCTGTAGTAACAGTGTCTCCTAGCGTAGTTTTCACTAACGAAGATTATATCGTCGGCAACTTGCCTAATGCATATGAATTAACAGAGGTTGGTTCTAGTAACAACACCGGACTCAATCCTACTATTTCGTTGTTGCGCGGCGGAACTTATAACTTCTTTGTTAACCAAGACAGTCCATTCTATATTCAAACTATTCCGAGCGTGACTGGATTTAATCCTGATCAACCTTTTGTCAGTGTGCGTGATGTTTTTGGGGTAACCAACAACGGTACTACCGATGGAGCTGTTACTTTTAATGTTCCTTCGAAGACTGCTCAAAACAACTTTATTTTTCCGGGCAACAACTTTGTTGATGTAGTCTCTACTACACCATTTGATCAAGTAAATGGAAAAAATCTGTACGATGTTTTTGACCCTTCAACCGGTATTACTTATCCAGGGTTAGGCAATATTGACGGTGTTGTGGGTCTTAACGGCCTACGAGTAATGTTTTATAATGATGGCGTTCCTAATGAAATCGGATACGTTTCTTCATATTATGATGGTACAAATTATGATGTAAATGATCCGCTCTTCACCGAACCTCAAACAGTTACTATCAGCAGCACAACAGCTACAGGAAACTTCCTGTCAATGGCAACTGGCTTCACTACAGACGAAATTATCGTTAATCAAACTGTAACTTTTACTGCTCCTTTATTAGGTGGTCTACAAGAAGGCCAAGTTTATTTTGTCAAAGAAATTTTAAACTCTACTGACTTTACTATTAGTACAAGCATCGGCGGTGCTACAGTATCGGTCGGAACAGATTCTGGCTTTAACACTACAGTTAACATCAACCAAGGTCAGTATGAACAAGGATTTTATACTAGTGTCAGCGAGAACTACTACAGAATTCAATTTGTAGGCGATCCTAATAATCCGGTACTAAGACTGTTGCCGGACGGTATCATTCCCAACGAAGAAAACATTACTCCTAGGTTTGGGGAACAATGGATAAACAGAACCTTCTATAGAAATACATTAGGTGTAATCAGTTTGGTTCCAACTGTTACCGCGCCACTAGATACGCTATATTATCAGGATGGCACTAATCCAAATAAAGTTGGCGTGATTAAAATCATTGAAAATACCGGTAAAGATTTTATCGATGTTGATACTGAAATTTTAGGTAAAATAAACTACACATCACCAACCGGCGTTCAGTTTACAAACGGCCTAAAAGTAAGTTTTGATGGTAACATATTCCCGATCGGTTATCGAACAGGTCAATACTACGTTGAAGGAGTAGGTACTGGGATTGAACTAGTATCAGTTGATGAACTAGTGACTCCTGAAAGTTTTTCAGCAGGAGCGTATATTCCATGGGATGAATTTGGCTTTGATATTGGTAGCTATGACATCAGCTTGAATATTCCAGTTGACCCAGATTATATTACTATTGCTAGAAACAGTATTTCCAGAAATGCATGGGCTAGAAGTAACCGCTGGTTCCACATCGATGTCATTAACGCATCTGCACAATATAACAATAACCCAAACATTCTAACAGAATACGTTACTCCAGACAACAAAGCTAAAAGACCAATCATTGAGTTTTATCCAAACTTAAGATTGTTTGATTCTGGTGCGGTTGGCAAAAGACCGATCGATTTCTTTGATACTCGTGCAGTAGATGCATTATCCGACGTAGCAGGATTGTTGAATTATTATCCTGACGTTGAGACTTATACTACGAATACTGCAACTGTTGCGGCTACTCCTACTACACTTGTTAACGTTGTTGACATGGAAGCAGGTAAAACATATAGCATTAATGTATCAATTAGTCTAGGCGCAACAGGTCAAGCTGCATGGAACACACTAGCCGGTACAATCGGAGTTTTCTATCAGACGGGTGACGAAATAACTTGTCAAATCGATGGCAACGAGCTAGCATTCCCGGGTAGCAGTAACGGAAGATTAATATACGATGAGACTACGGTTGTTATTCCTAATGATCAAATAACTGGTATATTTCAAATTGGTATGTATTTGGGTGATACCTTAAATATTGTCCCTACGAATTCTCAAATTACCGATCTAACAGATGACGGAACCGACACTACATTAACTATTACATGGCCCTATCCACAAGATGTTTTGGGCGGCGTAACTTCAGTTGTGGGCACAGATACACTAGCAAGCAATTATGCAGTATTCCCTGGCGCCCGCATTGTATTTTCTAATGACTCAAATGAAGAAACCAAACATACGATTTATGTAGTCGATATCGTCACAACAATTTTAGGACAAGAACCTAACATTGTGTTGATAAAGGCAGAAGATAGTAATGTTGGTATTGATGAGCAAGTTGCTATCAAGCGAGGATATAATAATCAAGGTAAAACTTTTTATTATACTGGATTAGCTTGGAACCAAGCACAGCAAAAAGTAACAGTCAATCAAGCTCCGTTCTTTGACGTATTTGATGAAAACGGTATTTCGCTAGGAGATAGCGATATTTACGGTGGCACAACATTTAGGGGCTGTACTCTATTTGCTTATGGAATCAATCCATTAACAGTTGATGACCCTATTTTAGGTTTCCCTGTTAGATACAGTGATGTCGCCAACATAGCTGATATTAGTTTTGATGTAACTATCAACTCTGATACGTTTAACTATGTCCGCGGATTTGATTCTATAACTCAAAAAGTAAATACCGGATATGTGTATAACTATACCGCGGCTGATGCATTTACTAGAGAATTAGGATGGCAAACCGCAGTTGAAAACAGTGTTCAATATCAGCTTTTCAGCTTCAAGTATGATATCCTTAATCCACCAACTAAGTTTGTTTGTGACATT